CTCACACTCTGACGAAATACGGTGTATAATAAAAGAAATCGCCATATATCGTAATCGTCAGGAGTGAGTGCTTTAACGCTCAAAACAACAACATTATGTATGTAGCGAAAGTCACAATTGACCACACAAAAATACCAACCGACTTAACCGACTTTGTCGTTTATATTAACTTGGCAGATTTGCCCGCAGATTTTTGGAACACGGTTGCAAACGGCGGTGGTGACATTCGTGTATACAAATCAGACGGAACAACAGAATTAGCGAGAGAAGTGAAGTCTTGCGACACTTCAACAGACACAGGAGATTTGTATTTAAAGTTTACTGGTACTCTTTCAAGTACAGTAGACACTCTTATTCAAATTCACGCTGACGGGAGTTCGGGTGATTATGCTGTTACAGATACTTACGGAAGAAATGCTGTTTGGAGTAATTATAAGGCTGTTTATCACCTTGCTGACGTTAATGACGCAACTGTAAACGCCAACACTCTTACAAACAACAACACAGTACCATTCACAGCAGATTTAGTAGGAAAGGGTGCTGATTATGGTTCTTCAAACACCAACAAATCACTGACAAGAAACTCAAACCAAGGTTTTGCTACGACAGGTCACAAAGTATTTAGTACAGTAATTCGTCTTAATACAGAAATAGCGTCTGGTGCATATTCTATCCTCCAATATTCAAAAGACGGTGGTATTGGTAGTGGTCTTAGAATTAATGTGAACTACGAATATAACGGGGGTACAAGAAGATTGTATATGTTTTTATATGACCGATATGATAATGCGCCAATCGGTACTTACAATATTACACTCGGAACCGCAGACAAATACCATATTGCAATGAAGTACAACGGTACAACAATGAAACTGTTTGTAAACGGAGTTGAGCGAATTTCTTTCAGTGTGTCACAAACATATAGAGACGCGGGAGGATATGGTAACTGGTTCTCTATTGGTGTGGACAAAAACACAGCATATACATCAAATTATTCTTCGCTAGACCAAGACGAAACTAGAATGGCAGAAGCTGATATAAGTGCTGATTGGATCACTGCTGAATACAACAACCTTGTTGATACTTCTAACTTTTATCTTGCAGAAGCCCTTGCTGTAAACGTATCAGTTGACGCGACAGTACAGACTGCAACATTTTCAACACCTACGCCTGCAATAACAGGAGGGGCAATTGTTTCACAGGGAACACCGCCAGTAGCTACTTTCTCAACTCCTGCCCCTGAAATAAGTGGTGCCTCAAATGTCACAGCAAGTGTTCTGACAGCAGTATTCTCAATTCCTGCGGTAAATATTATTACCCCCGACTCAATGATAGACGCGAGTGTATTAACTGCAACTTTTACTACGCCCGCGCCAACTGTCCAAATTGACTCAAGTGTAACTGTTGGAGTGCAAGACATTGTGCTTTCAATACCTGCCTCAAGTGTCCAAATTGACGCGTCAGTAGCCGTAAATGCTCAAGTGGCAACATTCTCTATTCCTGCCCCAACAATCATTGAGGAGAGCAATATAACCGTCTCACCTGACGCTCTAGTTGCTACTTTCTCAACAGCAGAAGTGACTGTAACTGCCGAGCAAAATGCAATATGTGAACCAAGTGCTCTAACTGCCGTATTTTCTACTCCCGAAGTTACTGTCACAGCAGAAAGACACATAAGCGTCGACGTAAATGCTCTGACAGCGACATTCTCAATCAATCAACCAACAAAGGTCGTCGGGTTGTGGACGGCTCAAGGTAGAAACTTGGGTGTTTGGACACCGCAAGGACGCGTAATTTAAAAATTTATTGTATGAAACAAATGAGTAATAAAAAGGAAAATCAAACTTCAAACCTAATCAGAGCAGTGCTCTCAACAGAGGTTAAATTCATAATCGCAATTATTGGATTTGTTATAGGTGTGGTTTCCCCTTATTACCAAATGAGACAAGACGTGGCGTTGATACAAAAAGATATTTCGATCATTAACTCTAATCACCTTTCACACACCCAAGACTTGACCCAAGACGTTAAAGACATTGCTGTTTTTATTCAAAATCAGCAACAACAAATTACAGTGTTGCAGACACAGCAAGAGAGCATTTTAAAAAACTTAAATAATTAATATGGCTGAAATCGAAATCAAAAACATAAACCAAGGAGGAATTGCGGACAGCGATTATGTCGGCAATGAAAACAGTGTTGCCGAAGCAGTTGGTTTGGATATTCACTCTGAAAGTGGAGTCATTAAGGTCAATCAAAAACTGACAAAAGAAAGTGGGAGCCTTGTAGACGATTTCGTAAAAGCCTCTGTTGCTTGTTCAGACGGTAGCACTTATCACTTTGGCTCAACTAACGGTAAGATTTGGAAAAGAACGTCAGCAGGAACTTGGAGTCTTGAAGCAACAGCTAGCCCGTCAGCAGGAAACATTGGTATTTTAGACGCAAAAGAATACCAAGGTTACATTTATTACGCTATGCAATCACGACTTGGACGTTGGCAAATTGGTACCGCTTGGGGTACCCGAAATGACAGTTGGGCAACATTCACAAATACAGACGCAGATTGGCACCCAATGAAAATTGTAAACTTAGTGCTTTATATCGGAGACAAACATTTTGTTGCTCAAGTTGACGCAGGTACTTTCTCTGCGAATGCTCTCGACATTGCACAACCTTTGAGAATTAAATCACTCGGAAGAATGAATACTGATTTGCTTATTGGGACTTACGTTGCAAACAATGTGATCAATACAGAAATTATCAGGTGGAATACTTGGAGCGTGTCGTTTTCATACTCTGACCCAATACCCGAAGTTGGTGTAAACGCATTCTTCGAAACTGACAACAATGTGATTGTGAACGCAGGAACGAAAGGAAATATTTACTTCTACAACGGGTCTTCACTTGAAGAATACAAAAAAGTAAAAGGTGTATTTACTGGCTCAAAGAAAGGATATGTTCACCCTAACGCAGTATTTAACTTCAATGGTATGCCTTTGTTTGGGTTCTCAAATGTTTCAGGAAACCCAACAAATCAAGGGGTATATTCACTTCACCGAACAAGTCGAAGTTACCCATATGTCTTAAACCTAGAATATGCGATTTCAACTGGAAACTTAAACAACATTGAGATTGGCGCAATTTGTCCAGTTAGTTCTGACCAATTTACAGTTTCTTGGAAAGACACAACAACTGGTACGGTTTATGGTGTCGACGTTGTTGATCTAACAGCAAAGGCACCAATCGCATACCTTGTTTCAAGAGTAATTATGGTTGAGCGGTCAATGTTGCTTACTTATGGTTTGGTTAACGCTTGTTACAGAAACCTGCCCGAAGATACAAGTATTCAGGTTAGAAAAAAAATAAACTCTGACACTGATTTTAGCTCTGAAATTACCTCAACAGTAGACGCAAAAAGATTGTTGGTTGAAACAGGTGTCGACATTAATGACGCGACAAGGGTACAAGTAAAAATTTCATTAGTTGCAGACGGTGACGACGCCCCCGAACTAGAGGCGGTAAAGATTGGAGTTAACACAGGATAAAAACATATGTCATTTTTCAAGAAAAAACAGAATATTCACTCAAAAGACGAACTAAAGGCTTTGAAGTCTCTTGATAGTGAAAACACAAAGATTGTTGGTTCAATGGATAATCGTCACCTAGAGACTGACGCCAACCAATCGTTAGTTTCTGATTTCCGAAAAAGATTGAAAGAGGCGAATAGTGAGAAAGACCCAAAGAAGTTGAGGGCGTTAAGAAAATTAAAATAATATGCCAAACGAAATAATCAATCCGTTCACAGATATTGAAAGCAGACCTTTGGAAGACCAAAGTAATGTTCGTTACGGGTCAGAGTTTTTTCGGAAAGTAAATGAATTGCAGGTTGGTATGGGTTCAAGTGTTTTGCGAGTAGATCAATCAGGTCTTTGGCTTGGAGCCGAGAGATTTGCTGACGCTCCTTTCAGTGTTGATATGCAAGGAAATGTCACAGCAACTTCTCTTTCTCTTGGGACTTTGGCAGGTGACCTAGACGACATTGCCGACGGTACAACCTACAAAAAAGCAACAATCAACGAAGTATTGGGAGCGTCATACGCATACGGAGGATTGAACTCGTCAGGTGAAATTATTAAAGGGTTTCTTAATTCTCAACTTTCTACAAAATCATTACCCACAAACGGTGTTCGAGTTGATAGTAACGGAATTTACGGAAGAAAAGCAGGCTCAACTACTTTCTATATCGACAATGCAGGAAACGCCTATTTCACAGGTAGTATTGCGTCTGCAAGTATGAGTGCAAGTACTATTACAGGTTCTACTATTACAGGTACAACACTTTCAACAGCAACGTCAGGACAACGTGTTGTTTTATTCTCACCCCTTGCTTCTTACTACAATTCAAGTGGTACTTTGATTGCCTCAACATACGCCTCCTCTGACGCATTTTTAATGAAAGGCGAGACTTCTTCTTCAAGTTTTTATTTAGACGCAGGATCAACTGGAGTCGTGGCTTTCCTATACAACGGAACAATTAGAATAATGGCAGACTATGCTAACCGATACTTTGCGCCAGTTTCGGGAGGAACAATCGACCTTGGAAACATTGTCGGGCAATGGCGTGACTTTTGGGTATCAAGAGACGTTATTTATCAAGGTATGACACAACCAGTTATATATTTTGGACGCGTAGACAGTGGTTCAATTACTGACGACAACAACGTGCCTTTCAGTGTAAACAATTCCTCAACTGGGGTTTATGTTATTACTCACAACTTTGGTCACCAAGATTACGCAGTTCAAGTTACTCCTAGAGCGTCAAACGTTAAAAATATTACAGTTAGTTCACACGCTTCAAATTCATTTACAGTTAGAGTTGCGAACCTGTCAGACGCCCTCGAGGACAACGACTTTTACTTCACAGTGTTCGAATATCCACAGTAGAAATACACACCATAGTTGCTCTACAATTACAAGTAATAGTGATAGAATATAAACAAAATGAAAACGAAAAAAATTAAAGGAAAAAAACAATCAACAATCGACAACAAAGTTCGAAAATACTTTGAGGGTGAGATTGAACTAAGAGAAAAATTAGGACTCGAAAAGCGTCTAGTTGTTTTGTTTCCAAATAGAAAGTTTGGGAGACCGTCTTTGTTTGGGAAGTTGTTGCTTACTCTCTTGAGGTCGCAAGGTGGTATTTTAGATACAGAATTTACCCTAAAAGAAAAATAAAATGGCAAATTTAAACACAGGAAGTTCAGTCGTTGATTATTTAAAAAGTACTGGAAAGGACAGTAGTTACAGCGCAAGAGCCTCAATGGCTAAGACTTATGGTATTTCTGATTATTCAGGTTCAGCAGAGCAAAACACTGCATTACTTACAGCACTTAAAAGAGGAAGTGCGCCAACTACTCCGTCAGCAGTTACAAATACAAACGACGCAACTAATTTCATTAACGCTAATCAGCAACAAGACAAAGACAAAGCCTCAAAGAGTAGCGACGTACCTGTTAGATCGTCTTCACAATCATATGCAGATATTTTTAAAAACCTGCAAGAAACTATTACAGGAGGAAACAAGAAACCCGAAGCTCCAAGTTTCGAAAAAATGTACAACTCACTTGTTGGTGACTCGGGAATTTCAGACCTTGAAACAAATCTAAATGACTTAACTAACCAAGAGAATGAATTGCGAGCGCAGTTTAGAATAAACAAAGCGTCAGAGGAGGGTAAGCCTGTTGCAATGAATGTGATCGAGGGGCGTGTGTCAGAGCAAGAAAGAAACTCAAACGAAAGACTGGACGTTATACTTCGAGAAAAAGATTACATAACAAATCAACTTGATACTAAATACAATGTTGTGAACAATCTAATGTCATTAAAGAAGTTGGATTACCAAACTGCGTCTGACGAATATAACAATGCTTTTTCTCAAAACTTGCAATTGTTTAATACTGTAAAAGGTATTGCCGACGACGAGAAGTCAGACATTGAAAGAGAACAAGACAATGCGCGAGCCAATGCTCAAATCATTTATAACTCTATTCAATCAGGAGGTCTTAAGGTTGAGGATATTACACCTGAACAAAAACTTTCAATCACAAAATTGGAAGTTCAATCAGGTCTACCAGTTGGATTTTATGAAACTCTACAAAACAAAAATCCAAAGGCTGATATTGTTACTTCAACCTCAAGAGAAAGCAACGGTTCTAAATATGTTGACGTGATTATGAGAAATGAAGACGGCTCACTTACAACAAAGAGTATGCTTGTTGGTAGTGTGGATAAAGGAGGCAGTGATACAAGCAAACCGACAGAGGCTGAACAGAAAAAATCAGACGCCTCAAAGGTTGCTTCACAACTTTCACAGGTTGCAGGTTCAGACGGAAATGTTCACCCTGACGATTATAAGAAAGCACGGAGGGCTTGGGTGACAGCAGGATATGACTCGGTTGACTTCGATACTCGTTTTGGGCGCACATACGTTAACCCTGATAACTATGATTTTGCAGGAGTAAGTAATAAAGCATTAGATTAAAAATATTATGGCAAGCCCACTAGATAACATTTTCGGGAATAGCCAAGAGGACGAGGATAAGATTGTAAAAAATCCCTCTAACAGTAGCCAGTCTCGAACTGTAAGTGCTGACCCTCTTGCGAACATTTTTGCCGATAGCAAATCAAAACCTACACCGAAACAAGTGCAGGTTGAAGTTGCTGTCAAAAAAGAAGAACCGAAAACTTTGTTTGATAAAGCTGTTTCAGTTGTTGGAAAAGTTGCTACAAAGGTTGGTGATTTCTTTTCAGAGCAATCACGAAAAAATGCAGAGGCAGGTTTGCCACTCCAAGAACTTATGCAGGGAAAAGTGACTTTTGGACAAGACCCTGTTACTGGAAAAAAGACAATGACCAGTGCTCGATTGGACGAATATAAAAAAGCCAAAACTCCTGAACAAAAAGCTAAAATACTTTCAGACTCTCAACAAGGCGTTCCATTAATTAAATTCCTAAACTCAAAGACTGGTCAACAAGTTACTGGTGCTGTTTATAATGCAACTTCAAACTTGCCACTTAAGACAATTGCTCGAGTTAAATCATTGGGAGACGATACTTACGACGAGGCTTATTCTGCTCTTGTTGCAAAGAGTAAAGACCCTGAAAATACTCGTTTCGAAAAGATTATGTATGGTCTTCAAGACAGTGGTGTTCAATCGGCTATTGGTGCGCTTCTTGCCGTAGGAACTTCACTCGTAACTAGAAACCCAAATGCGGGACGCGCAGTTTCACTCGCCTATTTTGCACCGATTTCAGCAGAGAGCCAAAGACAAGATAAGGGACAGGTTGAAAGTCTTGGTAACATTGCGATCGACACAGTCGGAGATACTTTGATTTCAGGTTTTGCAGAGACTGCATTGAAATCAATTATCAAAGAGGGAGGAGAGGCAGGACCAAAGGCTTTCGCAAAACAAATGGGTAAAGGTTTTATTGTTGAGGGTACAACTGAACCAACACAAACAGTTTTGAAATATGCTAACGATTACAAAAATGCGCGAACACCTGCTGACAGAGAGAAAGTTGTTGCCAAGTTTTCAGAGTATGTGAAAAGCGGTGCAATGGTTGACGAGTTTCTTATTGGAGGGCTTTCGGGAGCGGGTATCACAGCCGTTGCAACTGGTGCAGGTAAGGCTTTGGGGTCTGATACGACAATTGACCCCTCTATGCAATCAGACGGCAACCTTGAGGAAAAACAGGGCAAAAAAGGCACTGTCAAAGGTGAGTTTAATATCAACTTTTCAGAGGTTAGAGACGAGGCAATTGCGCTAGAACAAGAGTTGCGTGCTGATCCAAGAAATACCGACGCAGTCAGACGTCTTACAGTTATCAACGAGCAACTGAATGACTACCAACAAGCTGTAAAACAAAGACCTGTTTATATTGCAGACGAAAACCAAGACGCACCACTTGCAACAGTTGAGACCGTTCAATATCCTGACGGTAAATTTACATATTCATTTTCTGCTGATATTGGAGGTAATGCTGTCGAGGCTCCATTTTTAAATACACAAACTTTTGATACTCAAGAGCAAGCAGTCAAAGCAGGTAAAAAGGCGGTTCTTGATTGGGTTAGCGCACAGGCTGTAAATGCAGACGAAGCACAGATTGCAAAACTTAAAGAGATACGTTCTGAAATTAGGAAACCAACACAAGTAACTGCTACAAAAATTTCACTTGATCGCGACGGCGAAGTTTCACAGGAAACAGAAAGTGATTTTGATACAAAAGGTAGCCCTGAAATGAACGCAAAGCAACTTGAGAAAGCGGGCTTTGACCAAAGCGCAATGGGTTATGGAGAGTCTGCAAATATCGAAACAATAGGAGGAAAGCCTGCCATTGCATATAAGATTTCAGAGGACAGCCCTTATGCTCTTACAGGTGTTTCAGTTCAAAAAGATTTTCAGAGGCAAGGTGTTGCAACAAAATTTATAAAAAGCCTTGCAAGAGACGGTGTTGTTTATGTTCAAACTCCTAATGCAGATATGCTTAAGGTTTTAAATAAAATTGGTAAAGTTTCTAAACCAAACAGCGAGGATATTGTCACAGTTACAATAAAAGAAGATACAAAAAAAGACAAAAAAACGACAAAAAATACCGAAAAAGACACAAAAAAAACAGATAAGGTAAGTAAAAACGTTATTAAGACAAAAGCGGGAGTATACCGAGCAACACAATATTCTGTGAAAGGTGAACCTCAAGGAAAAGTTGAGGCTCGATACACTAAGTCAAAACGAAACGGTAAAATGTTTTTTGAAGTGACAAAGGACGGTGAGAGAATTGAGAGACTACCGCTTGCAAAAGCAAAACAAAAATACGACACGACTGACCGACCTACTATGGTTGAACGTGCAATCAATGGAAAACTTAACCCTGAAACAGGACGTTGGGAATTAAACCAAAGCACCTCACCTGTAATTAAAAACACCACTCAAAACCAAGTTGAGAAAAAACCTATCAAGACAAAAGGTGTTGTTAAAACTTCAAAGGCGTTTCAAAGAGTACAAAGCCGACTTGGTGAATATGCTGACATTGACGTCAATTACAACCGATTAAATCTTGCTGACGACACAGCTAGAGCACTTGAATTTATTGAAAAAAACCCCAAGGACGCAAAAAGAATTGCGCTTGGTATGCAAAGTGCACCCGAGGGAGTTACTGAAACGGCAATCAGTATTGCCCTTGCCGAACAAGCGTCAGATAAAAAAGATTTTGCTTTACAGGCTCAACTTGAAAGATCACGTTCACTTCGACAAACAAGACGAGGACAAGAAATCGTATCAGAGCGAGGACGCTTTAATGAAAACAGCCCTCACTTTTTTATGCAACAAGTTCTTGCTTCAAGGATTGAAAAAGCTAGCAAAGAAAAGTTTAGATTTTTCTCAAAGAGTAAAAATGAACGATCAACAAAAACTGTTGAGGGTAAAGTGCGCGAGGGTACAGAAAGTATCAAGCGTGCTGTGAAGAAAAAGTTGAGCGCAACTGATATGGCTCAAGGCGTTATTGACCAATTGACGTGTTAAAATAAAATTATGTTTTGTATACCAAAAGAAATCAGTAAAAAATTACTTAAGTCTGCAAAGAGCGGAGAGTTCACTATTCAACAGCTTACAGAAATGAACTCAAAGCAACGAAATGAGTTGTTTTCAAAATATATGGACAAGGGTACTGCTCAAGGTGTGAACGGTTTATTTGAAAAAGCCCTTGTTTCTCAACAGAAAACTGCGCTTAAAAAGTGGGCAGAAAGTGTTTTTGGTACAAATGCAAAGGAGACTCCAAAATATAAAAATGTAATGAGAAAAATTAACCAACTCGACGAGTTGGGAGTTTTAGACCCGAGCGAGTCTGACACTTTCTTTTCTGATCTAGTAGCCGAACAATTGGGAATTACTATCACAGCAGAGGAGGCAAAAAACATTTCAGAGCGTTCTGCAAAACTCGAGGCACTTTCGCAAAAAGAAAGTGACAATGAATTTGGTTTGCCAAGTATTGAATATTTTAAAGAGAGACGAGAAATGTTTGATTACTTGAATGGTCTTGCACCGTCTTCAAGACTGAAAATTTTGACTTCAACTATTGCTAGAGGAAATATGCTTTTCTCTGTTAAATCACCTGTAACAAACATTGTGGGTAACACCGTTCAGGGTATTCAACAGGCTTTTGAAAGACGACTAGCCACAAAACAATTCAAAGGAACCAACACAGAGTACGCAAAGAAATATTTTAAATTTGCAAACAAAGTTTTTAAAGAAAGCGGTTATGACATTACTCGTATGTTGCATATCGACGACACACAAAGAACTCTCGGTGAAGACACACCACAGTCTCAAGGTGCAGGAAAACTTAGAAAGGTTGGTAGATTTTATGAAGACGTTGTATTCAAAAAATTAATGGCGACACCTGACGTTGCCTTTTCTGCTATGCACTTTGCCGATAGTGCCAATTTAGGTTCAACAAAGTTGGCAGGCGAGGAGGGGCTGAAAGGGGAGGCACAACAAAACCGCGCGTTAGAAATATTTAAAGACGCTTCACGATTAGACCCCCAAACAGAGGAGGGGCAATATATCCGTGCTCAAGCAATCGCAGACGCTTCATATGCGACTTATCAAAATGACAGCTACTACTCAAGCCTCGCTCTTGCTATTCGAAAGATTGTGAACACAGCCAGTGGTGACGTTCGACTTGGAGATCAATTAATGCCATTCGTTAAGACTCCTGCAAACGTTATTGGGGCAGGTATCGACGCGTCAGGGGTTTCTGCTATTCGAGGTATGTATAACCTGAAAAGTGCGCTAGAAAGTGCAAAATTGGGCAACAGAGAGCCTTTGAGAGAGGTAACTAAAGACTTTGTACGTTCAGGCTTGGGTCTTTCTCTTGCTTTCATAGTTTCTGCAATGTTTGACCCTGACGATTTCATAGGCGAATATCCAACCACTCAAAAAGAACAAGAGTTATTGAGACTGCAAAGGGCAGTACCAAACTCAATCAGGATTGGCGACAAATGGGTTTCACTTGATTACTTCGGAGCGATTGCCTCACCTCTTGTTGGTATTATGTATGCTAAAAAGTACGGAAATGGTCTTGTAAATACTGCTTACAAATATGCTCAAGGGGTTGGAACTCAAGCGCTTAAGTTTCCTGCATACCGAGCAGTTAAAGACCTGTTGGTTGATTTTGAAAACTCACTGAACAAGGCAACGGACACCTCAAAGACTGTCGAGGAACAAACAAAAGACACACTTTCAAGTGCGGGAGTTTCTGCGGTTGATTTTATTTCTTCAAGAGTTGTGCCTGCAATTGTTTACGACATTGGAAAAGCAACTGATCCATACGAAAGAGAGTATGACACCAAAGACCCTGCTCAAAGAATACAAGCAAAGGTGCCTGCATTGAGAAATGACTTACCTGTTAAAACAGACGTACTCGGTAATAAGGTTGAGAACGAAAGTGCTATTTCAACATTCTTATTTGGTGCGAGAGTAAAAACTGCAACTGAAAATGCGGTTGTCGACGAACTGGTGCGACTACAAAGCACAGGAAATCTACCGTCTATTACTGACGTTGAAAAAACCTCAACACGAGTAAAGAATTTCAAAACTCAAATGGAGGAAAAAGGCACACCTGAAAAATACGAAAGCGTTATACAAAAATATAAAGACGATTTTAATAAGAGAATGACAACACTAACTTCTTCTTATACTTACAAGAGAGCCGACGACGAGAAAAAGGCAAACCTAATTTCAGACGATAAGAATGATTTGCTAGATAGAAACCTAAATGTTGGAGGGTATAGGAAAAAATAAAGTCAAGCAATGTTTTGCACACTTGGGTAATACTCGTTTTGAGTTTGGTTGCGTACTGATATGATAAGTAGGCAATGAAAAGCAAGGACGTGTGGCTGTCCCTTTTGGGATTAACACTCACGATTTTAATTATAACGATATTATTTTTTTCAAAGCCAAATGTAGTTACCTACGAGGTTTTGAAGACAGAAACGGCGCTTGCCAGTTCTACTATTAGTGCAACTAGCACTGACACTATAAAGGATAACGAACCAACCCTGCCAAAGGTTCTTTTGGATATTGCTTGGTGTGAAAGCCGAGACAATCAAAGTGCTATTGGATATAACTACCACACAGAAATAATTGTCTTAGAGGACGGTTCAACAACAACTCAAAAAGTTGTGTGGTCAAAAGACATTGGGCGCTTTCAGATTAACGATTATTACCACGCAGAAACTGCAAGAAAAATGGGATTTGATATATACACAGTTGAGGGTAACACTCAATACGCTTTAGTGTTGTATAATAACAGTGGTACTAAAGATTGGATTGCAAGTCAGCCTTGTTGGAGAGATATTGAGGCTTGGAGGGCAAAACAAAAAAGTTTTTATTAATTAAACTTAGAAATATGGACGCAACATTTTTAATTGAAATAAGTGCAGTGGTAGCAATTCTTTTTGAAGTTATAAAGAGACTTGTTGCAAAAAAGGTGACTGATCCAACCGCTCAAGATTATGTATTCAGAGGACTTTTGTTGATTGTCGCTTTTATAGTGGCGAGCGCAAAGTACTTCTACTTTTCAGGACACCCTGAAATCTTAAAAACAGCAGGTTCTATCGCGATAACTGCCTCTGGTATTTGGGCATTCTTCATAAGACTTCTACCAAAAAAAGTTACTAATACAGACCGAGAGTCTAATTAATTATGGACGAAAACTTTGAAAAAAAAGGATTGCTGATCGTTCCGCTTTCGCCAAAGGCTTATATGGCAGGAATGGAAACAGGAATTGCCTACGAGGAGAGATTGCCTAATGGTGATTGGTTTAACTTTGCCCCAACAGACGAAAAGCAACGTGTTTCAAAGTATGACACAATGAGTTGCACAACTTTCTCTGCATTAAACTCTATTGAAATGCAAATCACTTGGTTGATTGAAAACAGAAAATTGACTGACGAACAAATCGACAAATTAGAGGACTTGGGATTTTTTGACTCAAAAGGAAAATTCAATTGTTCTGATTGGTTTACTGCTGTTATGTCAGGCACAACAGCAGGAGGAAATGACTTTGCCTCTGTTTGGGACAGTATACGAAAGCACGGATTACTTCCCCAAGGAGACGGATACGAACCCTCTGAATTTAAAACGATTGAGGAATGGTTAGACCGAACAAGAGTTACAACTAGACACCAAGAAATTGCGCTTAAATTTCTTGATATTTTTGACGTGAAATACGAGTTTGTTTTGTATGGATTTTCAAATCCTGACATTATTGCGCACCACTTAAAACAAGCACCTATTCACCTTGGTACTCCAACTTGTAATTGGGGTGGTGGGATTATAAAAAGCTGTGGCGAACAACCAATCACTCACGCAACTTGCTCTCACGGTTCATAAAAGGACATTGCAACCCTGACTCTCGATCACTACACACCGTTCAATAAAAAACTTGCTTGGGATTATCACATTCCTTTTGCGGTTAAGGGTGTTATTAGTATTAAAGAGGCAAAGTTGCCTGAACCATTACCTGATTTCTTTTTCACAAAAAACTTGAGAAAAGGCGATAGAGGTGACGAAGTTGAAATGCTACAAAAAGCACTTAAATCGCTTGGGTACTTCAAACTTGATTACACAACAGACTACTTCGGATATTACACAGAGGAGGCTGTAAAAGCGTTCCAATTGGCTTATGCCGACACTGTTTTGAAACCTTGGGGCATTGCACTTCCTACTGGATTTTTCGGACATACAACAAGAAAACAACTTAACGACATTCTAAATTAAATATTATGAATAAACCTAAATATCTAATTGTTCACCACACAGGAGGGACTGATCTAAACCCAAAAGAGGATACTTCAAATCATACCTTTGAAGTAGTGAACGCTTGGCACGAAAAACTTTGGAATTTTAAATCTTCGAAAGGTCATTACATTGGGTATCACTACTTTATAGACAAAGCAGGAAAACTGACAAACGGACGAGCGGATACAGACGAGGGTGCTCATACGATTGGCAAAAACAACTCGAGCATTGGAATTTGCCTCGCAGGTAACTTCGACGTCACAATGCCTACCAAAGAGCAGATTGAGACACTTAAGATACTCCTACGGGTCAAAATGACAGAATATGGCATACCTCTTGAGAACATTGTGCCTCACAGAAAGTTTGCAAACAAAAGTTGTTACGGTACAAAACTTTCAGACGATTGGGTTGCAAACATTTTGATTAAAGAAACTCCTGCGCCAGTAGTGAGCAATAGTGCAATAGTCGACGACATTAAAAAACATTTGGAGATAGTTGATACTCTACTCGGAAAAATAAAATAAAATTATACTTCTATAATTTTGATACCGTACTGCGCTTCGACAAGTTTCTTCTTCAATCGGTAGACGTCGGTTCGCACTCCTTTCACGTCAATAATTTCTTCGCGTCCGTCCGCATACTGAACTTTAAAGTCTGCCAAATATTTACAGATTTTTATTCCGTTTAAAACGATTTGAAAAGGCACCTGAACTTCAACGTGCGTAACTTTTTCTTTCGGGTCTTTTGCCTTACGTTGCCAGTCGAGTTGCATTGCATACTCTGCCTCTTTTTTGGACATATATTTTATACCGTTGTACTCGGTTTGAATGTTGCGATATTTCGAAAGAGTTTTTGGAACGACTAAATAATTTCTTATCATATTTATATTATACAAAATAAAAAGTAAAACTGGCGTGTCGGTTGGGACGACAACGCCAGTGATAGTAAGCGGTCGGGTGTTAGCCGTGCCGTAAGGTACTATCATTTACCCTTACTTAAGATAGGATCACCTCCTCTCTTTGCGAGTATCACCCACTCGCTTTTGTTGTTTTGCCTTTTGGTAGCAAGACCTGTCGGCACTTCTCTTTCGAGAAAATTTAGCTCCGCAGTTACTCCTCAACTACTCCGCAGTTTCAGATAAAACCCTCCTCCAAGTCTTCCTGAAATTTGGGTTTTCGGTATTGCTTCGGCTGTTCTTCTTCCACGATCACAAAGTCTGCGACCGCTTCCCATTGTGGAATTTGAGGTTGTTCACCCCAAAATTCTGGTTGGTAATAAACTTCTTCTTCGATAGGCATAAAACAAAGACCTCCTTTCGTTACAAGTATACACCCAAAAATAAAAATCACTTGCTGATTAGTTCAACAAGTGATTTTCAAAAAATGACTGTACACAAAATTCATTCACTGGAGTACTTGTTTCATAAGACAAGTACCAAAAAAGTATAAACCTTTTTGTTGGAATTAACTAAATGGTTGTGGATAACTTCCCTCAATTTTTGGTCAAAGTGAGTGGTTGCAACGTATAAAAAGATATTAACACTCTACGACTAGCCGTATTGACTTTATACGGCAGGGTTGAGAGAATAAATGTATCGGAGGTCGAACGATAAAAGTTATTCGATAAAATTCATTAATCTATGACGAGAGGAAAAACTAAGACTACAAAAAAAGCTGACCAAAGTATTCAAAGCAAAGGAGGACAGGCAGTAGTCAAAAAATATGGCAAAGATCATATGAAAAAATTGATAAATAAGCGTTGGGAAAATGCAAGAAAACGCCTAAATCAAGAATAAAATTATGAAAAAAAATCTTACACAAAAAATTACTTTCTACTCTCTACTTGAGAAGTACGACGGAAATATAAAGTTAGCGACACCCGAAGAATTAAAAAAAGTTAAACCGAACGGACTAAAAAAGTTGTTCGAAGCGTGGAGGGTTTATGATCAACTGAACCCCGAACAAAAAACAAAAACACCCTTGAGTCGATCAAGAGTGTTAGTGCGAAAACCAAATCTTACAAGTTAGCAAATTAATTATAACCTATGAGTGATAAAGACAATAGCAATGACACTAACAAGCCAACTCGAGCACTCGCTCCAGTCGACGCGTTCAGTGTCTCATTGCAGAAAGAACACCAAAGGGCTATTGAGAATTTTTTTAGAGGTGACAAAGACCGCGCAATGAAATTTATGAGTGCGGTTCGATACTCTCTAAAGAAAACACCAAAGTTGATTGAGTGTGACAAAGTTTCACTTATGAATGCTTTTATGACCTGCGCCGAATACGAATTGTATCCGTCGAATGTGTCAGGAGAGGCGTACGTTTTGCCTTACGGAAAAGAGGCGCAATTCCAACTCGGGTATCAAGGAGTGATCACACTACTTTACCGAGCAGGAATGCAAAGTATCAATGCTGACATTGTGTGCTCAAACGACGAGTTTGATTACCAATCAGGATTGAACCCAAATCTAATTCACCGCCCAAAGGTATTTGAAGATAGAGGAAACGCAATCGGAGTTTATGCTGTTGCAACACTACCAAGCGGAGAGAGAGCATTTAAAGTTCTTTCGAAAGAGGACATTATGAAGTTCAAGGAGTTTTCAAAATCAAAAAATTCTGACTTCTCACCTTGGAACCCAAAGAATGACCCTGAACTTTCTATGTGGCGAAAAACAGCAATCAAACAGCTTGCAAAATTCTTACCAAAAAATAGTGCCGTATTTGAAGCAATCGCTAAGGACAATGTCGATAGTCGAATTAGTGAAGCGAGAGCGCTGTCAGAAAACAGCGACCTTAAAATGGGCAACTTCTTAAAGGAAAATAATAATGAAGACGATCACAGCCAAGAAATCGAAGAACACGAGGCGCAAATCCAAGTTGAAGAAACTGACAGTGCCCCACGTTCAAAAAAGACCAAATAACGAGCAGTCTTTGACAGGTGAATATTCAAACTTTCCAGTTCCACATTACAGTTATTCTTCATTTACAAAATTCGGGTCTGACCCGTTTATGTTCAAGATTAGCCAAATCAACGGTGACTACATTGAGACAACAAGTAACCCGTCAAATGTTCTTGGAAAGACAATGCACAAATCACTTGAGGTTTACCTCGGTGGAAACAAAGATATTGCTACTCCCGCAGACGACGGAGAGGCAATAAAAATTGCTCACAGCTTTGCACTAAAATATTTGGACGATTACCCTGACGGGTTTATCGGATACAACACTTCAATTGAGAGCAGAGCAAAATTGAGCGAACGGTTTGCATTCACTTTCTTCACATTCATAAAAGAATTTGATTACAAAAAGTTTGTTAAAGAAGTGGTGCTCGTTGAAAAAATGCTTAAGCATAAAATACAAATCTGAGACAAGGTAATGCCTATACCACTAAAAGGTTCAGCAGACCTTGTTTACAGAGACTACAAAAACAGATTGATCATTACAGATTATAAATTCACTTCAAAACATTCAGACCCCGAGGCAATAGACGGAGCAAAATTAATTCAATCAGCTTTCAACTATTTCTTGGTGTATGCAGAGACAGGCGAAAAACCTTACTCAATGATTTTCAGGGAATTTAAAACAGTACCCAACAGAGACGGTTCACGACAGACAAAGGAGTTTGAGATTGTATTCGAAGATCACCCTTTGTTGTTCGAATTGTTTTATCGGTACTACGAGGACGTGACAAACGTATTGCTTGGAAAACAAGTATTCGTGCCAAACGTTTATGCAATGTATGACAAAGAGGTTTCACTTCTTGCCTACATTCACAGATTAGATCAGGACGAGGAGAGAGAAAAAGCGTTTAAAAAACATAAGGTCGATAACATTACTGACTTCTTAAAGAAACGAATACAAAAGGACGGTGCAATGAAAAAGTATTTGGAAACTGTGACCTCAAAGTTCGTTTCAGCCGAGACATTAAATTATAAAGATATGAAAATCGAAGAACAAATCAAAATGAAACTTGCCGAGCACGGACTAGCTGTCGAATTTGATAGCAAAGTTCAAGGTAACTCGGTTGAGTTGTACCGATACGAGCCGTCAGTAGGTCTTAAAATGAGCAAAATTGAGGCGTACGTTAAAGATATTGAGCAAGTGGTACAAAAGGCAGGTATTCGTATTCTTGCGCCAATTCCGAACTCGGGGCTGATAGGTTTCGAAGTTCCATTGGACGAAAGAACATACCCAACATTACCTGCACCAAAAGGCTTTGAAGTAGCCATTGGAAAAACAGTAATGAACGAGACTCGGTACTTCGACATTAGGCAATCACCTCATATGTTGGTGGCAGGTTCTAGTGGTTCAGGAAAATCAGTTTTCTTGAATGGTCTTATCAAACAACTGTTGCAAATTCCAAGAGTTGAATTGCATTTGTTTGACCCAAAGCAAGTAGAGTTGTTTCAGTTTGAGGGTGAACGAAAGGTAGTTGAATACCAAAGTCACCACGCCTCAATTGCAACTTCACTTGAGTTGTTGGTTGAAGAAATGGAAAGACGATACAGCACATTGAAAGTGGCAGGTGTAAAGAATATTGATCAGGTCTCAAATATGAAATACAAATTTGTAATCATTGACGAGTTTGCAGACCTTGGAATGAGAACAAGTGTTGGTTCATTAATCCAACTTCTTGCTCAAAAGGGTCGAGCCTGTGGTATCCACTTGATTATTGCGACCCAAAGGGCAAGTACAAAAGTTATTTCAGGGGACACAAAAACAAACTTTCCAACAAAGGTCGTATTCAGAATGGGAAAAAGCATTGACAGTCGAGTAATGATTGACGAAGACGGTGCAGAAAAATTACTCGGTAAAGGAGATATGTTGTTTGCAACTGACGCAGGACTGGAGAGATTACAAGGCTTTAATTCTTAATCTTATGGCAAGAGGACGCATAATAAACGCAGTCATTTCACAAAGCCGAAAGGTTAACGAGGTCAGTGATCAATCAGCATTGCTTTTCACTTGGATACAAGCACACACCGACGACTACGGAAGAATTGAGGGTGAGACCGAAGACGTCTTGTTCTTAGTGGTTCCAAGAAGACGTTGGAGTGAAGAACAAGTTGAGGCTTATTTGAAAGAATTGGTTGAAGTCGGACTACTGAAAATGTACCACGACGAGGGGCGAAGATATTTTGAAGTTTATGCCTTTGACGAGCACCAAACATTCAGGTCAGACAGGGATAGAAAGTCTAAATATCCCGCTCCAAAGGACTATGACACCCAATGGTATACCAATGACACCCAACGGGTGCAAATAGACACAGAAGTTAAGTTAAATAAAGTTAAGTTAAATCAAGTTAAGTTGAAGCGAAAAGCACCCGTTGGTAAACCAACGGCACCCGCACAAGAACCTGTAAAAGTCATTACTCCCAAAGAACGAGCAAAAATGTTCTTTGAGGGGGTGAGACAACTCGAGGTCAAAGAGGACGTGCCTTGGTTGCAAGAGTTGCTTTCAAAGATTGCAGAAACCAATCAAGCAATGCGACGCGGTGTGATTTGGAGCGAGATACGTTCATTCACAGATTACTGGACTGAACTAACACACACAGGGCAACGCCAAAGGTGGGAATGCCAAAAGACTTTTGAAGTTGAGAAGCGATTGAAGACTTGGTTTTCAAGAGCAGGGTTCAAGAGTTTTACAACTGCCAATACTAAGTCGGGTAAAGGCAAAAATATTATTGGATTAGACGAAGACGAAAATGAGTAATGTAAAAAGCTATCAAGACAAAGCCTTTGAAGAAGCAAATTTGCGCGTAGAGCAGGGTTTGTGCTACGAGGTGATACTTTCCACAAAAGACCGTATAAAGTGCGACGCTGACGAATTATGGCGTGTTGTGGAGGGTCTTAAGACTGGTTCACTGGTGAAACTTCGCCAAGGATTTTTTAACCCAAGTTTTTACGTCGCAATTGTTTTGGACAAAGTACGTCATACGGACTTCAAAGATAAAGTTTGGAGTACTGTAAAAAGTAATATTCAGGAATTGGAATATGGCGGAAGTAATATGAAACCATTACCTGAATTAATTAATAACAGCAACATTTTCAAAGGTGTAAATCTTAAACCACTTAACGGGCAGAAAATGCTGAAAGACAATGCTTAAAAAATCAATGGTGGAAACTATCCTGCGCAACATTCCTGAAAGTCGAAACAGTGACATAACTTTAATGATTGAAATTTGGGAAAAGTATTACCCGAACTATATCAAAAAGGGTTCGTCAGGTGAGCGTGGTGTTTGGTTAAAGGACTTGTACACATTACCTCGCGAGGACTCTGTAAAACGTTTGCGAGCGCAATTCAATCACGACGGTAAATATTTTCCGACTGATTGGAAGATTGCAAAGGGTCGGGGTATCAAAGAGGACGTGTGGCGAAAAGAACTTGGGTATCCTGCAAAAGCAGACACAGCAAACCCAACAAAAGACGACAGTTATATGGATCCGCAGAGAGCATTTAAAAATCAATTATTTAACGATTAAAACTATGGACGCAATAAATAAATTCTTTGTGGCAATTCACAAAGCGAACAAACAATTTGTAATGGAGGCTTGGGACAAGTGGCAAGTGTATATCGAAGAAGTTTTAAAGGCAGAGGTCGACGCAAAATATCCTGACGGGTTCAAAGACTTTTTGTCAGAGAAATTGGACGAGGAGATTATCAAGGCAGGTGCTAAACCTAAAAAGTAATATGGAGGAAGAACTTAGCCTTGTAATGCGCTGTGCCCTATTTTTAATCAAAAATCTTTGTATTGATACAAATGCGGAGACAGCAAAAATGGAGCAAGAAGTTACCTTTGAGGGTAAAAAAATCGGTCGATATTTAATAACGGTTGAAAAGTTAAAAGACAATTAATATGGACGAAATAAAACAAAAAATGTTGACCCAAGACTTGAGAGGTACTGCATTTCCAATATTCATAGTTGTTCGAGACGAAAAAGTTTACGGGATAGATAGTAATTATTCCGAAGACAGCGAGAGACAAGACAGAGATTTTGTCGATACTTCTTGGCTTTGTGATAGTTGCAGGGAACTTGAATATGAAGATGAAGAAATACCTGACGAGTGCGACGATTGTGACTCTGAATGTTTTGTAAATTATAAAATTGAAAAAGACGTGTTTCAGTCTCGAGCAGGGTTCTTTTTTACAGCAGAAGCCTGCAACGAACACATTGAAAACAATCGTCACCATTACGGAGAGGGGGCAAGAAGCTACGCAATTAGCGCTTACCATAATTCAGAACTAAAGCAGGTAATGGAGTATTTGGTTGGTTCAGAAAACGTTGAAAAACTAAAGTAAATTATATGCACGATAATTCAGAAAAGGGCAGAGAAATGACCTTTGAGGAGTGGATTGATCAATACACAGGAAAACACGAATACGAGGAGGGTTCAGTTGCTTGGTCATTGTTTGAAGACACAGTCAGAATACGAAAAGACAAACTGGTTGAGAAAGTAAAAATGTTTTTGGAAGAAGAAAAAGCAAAGTGGCAAAAATCAGTTCGCGAAAAAGTTATGGAACGAGCGATAGACGAAAAAGACTACAAACACAAAAGCGGATTGTATGAGGCTTATGATATTATTAATAACATAAATCAAAATGGCAAAGAAAAAACAAAAGATTGAAATCAAACCCCGAAAGTCTGACGACTGGGAGAGAATGATTAACGCTGTTTTCAACAGCAAATTGGACGCAAGTTTGTACAACAGAGACGGTGAGGTGTTTATCAGTATTAACGACGAAAGCCTGTACAGTATCCGTTTAAAAAAAGACGGAACTTGGGACATTCAATAAGTATATGGAAAATCTTATTTGGAGTAGGTTAAAGAATTTAAAATGCCCAAAGTGCAACACGGACATTTTGCGTGAAGACGACGGATCGTTTGTTTGTACAAAAAAGAGGTGTAGCTTCAAAATTGAATTACACACTTTCGACAAAGTAGTTTCCTCAACATACAAATCTAAGCGATATAATTATCAACAAGACAATCAGGAAGCATTAAACAATTTATAAAATGTTGGCTCAAAGCGTAATCAATTCAATGTCTTTCTATATGAAAGACGATAAGGGTAAAAGTATTGAGGCAATAAATATAAAAATGTTGCCAAGATTAAAGCAGGCAATCATTCGTGAATTTGAGGACGAAAGAGAAAAGCGAGTTTGGTTTATTTGGAGTAACCAGTACAACGCTTGGTGGGGAATAAAAAGTAGAGGTTATGTCACAGAAAGAAAAAAAGCGGGACGATATCGATACAGCGAGGCGCTTGAAATTTTGAGAAAAGAGAACTCAATTGTGGAAGATATACCGAACGTAACTATGTTTAGACTCTAGCCCTATGCCGTATAGTGTACCTTGTAGTAATAGTTATCCACACCAGTACTAACTTGCAGTAGTTGCATTATTATACGGCTTGTCGTATATTAATCATATTACTAATAACAAACAAATCGCGTATGAAAAACAAAACAATAAAGTTTTATACAGATCGAGTTTACGGTGTGGTGAAGAACTACGTTAAGGAACCACAAGTAGCAAACGCAATCAGTGCTCTGACAGGACGAAAGACAATCACAGAGCAAGATATGAAAGCGCTTGAGGCATTAGGTTTCAAATTCGAAGAAGTGTTAAACAAATAAATTAATTAAATTAATCTTAATCAAATCGCCAAAATGAACACATTTAAAATCATAGCAATCGTACTAATCGTTTTACTAGCCGTGGACTTCGCATTTTGTATGCTGTGGGCAATGTCAGGACAAATGCCAGTTGATAACTTCTATCTTGGAGTGATCAGCCACAAACTATTGCAATTAATTTTCTAATATTTATGGGAAAAATAATACTAGAGGTTAAAATTAGAATTTCTGACGAAGACATAAAAGACCTGTTGGACACAGCAGGACGCGGAGCGAAGTATTGGTGTGACAATGAACTGGACTTTGAAAGTGAAACCGACAAAGTGATTGCGGGTGAAACTGTAAAAATCTACGACAGGGAGTCAGAGGAGTGGTTTAGTTTCAACCTGCCAAAAGTTAAAAAAGGTTTGACACTTATGTCGATTGCTAGACCTCAAACTTTTGCTGATTTGATCACAAAAGAATACGACCAATTTACAGGCGACGTGTTCTTGCAAATGTGCTTATTCGACGACGTAATTTACAGTTAGGCTTATGGAAACAACACTAATTTCAAAATGTCATTCTGTTGAAGTTGCAGAGAGATACGACGAGTCAGGTCTTTTTCACACTTGCTCTAAGTGCTATATGGTTTGTGAAGTCGAAGAAGTTTGTGCTTTCTGTCTTGGAGACGGCGAAGTGTCGACCGACGAAACTGATAGTGACGGCAATGTAGAACAAGGAGTAGGAACTCAAAAATGTGTGTGTCGAATTGACGAGGAAGAATACGACGAAGACGAACGATATTAATTATATGAAAAACAGACCAATTAAATTTGTGCGATACAACAACCTTTCACCAACAAGCGTCCCACTGAAAGAAATGCAGGCGGGCTTTATGTCTCTTGACCTTTCACAGTTGAGAAAAGACGCCGAGGAGATTGCAGGTGGTTGGAACGGTGGAGACTTAAAGTTTCAGGTTGGTGGAATTGTGTATACCGAAGAAGACGCAGAACTTGCGAGTGATATTGTTACAGCTTGCAAAGAACTTGAAGCATTATTGGAGGTGTGGGCAGAACTTAAATAAAATTTATGAAACACGACGAAATACTTTTAGATTTTGTTAAGGCTCAATTAGTTTCAAGAGCACCAAAAATAATTGAAAATGCCTTAAATAACCTCACACACAGACAGTTGAGAAAGATTGTCAAAAGCAAAAATATAATAATCAAATTACCCGTTAAAATTGAACAGTTATGAGTGACACCGAAGAAGTTAAAGACGAAATTGATTTAATTGTTTGGGACTTAGAGACTTCGGGTTTCGTGGCTCCTGAATGTAAAATCTTGGAAATTGGTTGCTTCATTGTAAGAGGTGAAGAAGTCGAAAGGAAACATTGGGTACTCAACAACGGTATTGAAATTCCTGAAAAAATTGTAGAAATTACAGGTATCACGCAAGCGATTATCGACGCAGAGGGACGAGACCCAAAGGAGTGTATGCAGGAGTTTTTGCCACTATTCAAATTGGCAAAGAAAAATATTACACATAACGGAGTGAGATTTGATATTCCATTTCTCGTAAACTTTTCAGCAGATTTGTTCGGGTATACCGACATTGAGAAAATGGCAGTCACTAATCTAATTAGATCAACCGCCTTTGATACTGCCGTGCATTTCAAAGCCAAGAAACTTGATATGTAACAATATTTCAGAGAGAGCTTTGTTCAATACGCCGACAGGGTTATGAACGTTAGAGCCAAGGGCGTTTTCTACACATTAGGACTTTGTATCGAGGAGTTGGGTATCACTCACGAACTGACACAGCACAGAGCAATGGCAGACGTAGAACTTACTTACGAAATTTATAAGAAAATTAATCAATAAATTTTTATGAGAGGATTTTGCAACAAAATGAAATTTTGGAATAGACCGTTGAGCGAAAAAGAAATAGAAATATTGCACCCCTACAACAACGCGCCAACAACAATTTGGCACAAAGACGGGATTATTTTAGACATAACGGGAAAAAAAGAAAATGGCAGGGTGTATAGGAATGGTCAATTGGCAGATACAAAGGGTCAGTGGGAAGCATTAGTAATTATTAAGAATTAAATAATCATATGAAAGAATTTTGGCAAAAATTAAAATGTTCTCTCGGCTATCATAAGCTAATAATTTCGTACGACGAGTACATATGTACGAAGTGCGGAAAGCTATTGAGAGAGTGGGAAATATAATATAATAAACAACTGCTGTTACCCGTAAGGTCACAAAGCAAATCTACTAACGTAGTGCGTCAGTGATACAACGGTAATGGTGGAACAAGGCACCCGCAAGGGTGTTTTTGTTTTTATTCTTATTTCTCAATGAGGGTTTTTAGTTTGTCCACAGTAATAAGGTTTTTATTTTTAATAGTTTGGGAGTATACTTAAGCTACAAATATCACTATGGCTAACAAGGCAAGTAAAAAGAAAAATACTAAGGCTAAGGTTGTTGAAAAAAAGCCTAAAACAAAAGAGAAAGTGCAGAAGTTTTTAGAGTCGCCGACTGCGATTAAACATAAAAGAGTTTTAAAGTATATGGGAGATAATGGGTGTTCTATGAAAGAGGCTCTACGGGCGTGAGGATATTCAAAGACAGTTCAAAACTCACCTGAAAAAGTAACCAAGACAGAAAGTTGGAAACAACTATTAGATCGTGTCTTGCCTGAAAGCAAACTAATCGACGTACACGAAAAACAATTGCAGTCTTGGAAACTTCAATCAATGAATTTCCAAAAGGCTGTTGAGGACGACGTTATCTTTGAACTTATGGAAAAGGTAGGCTGTGTGGTTCAAAAGATTATTGAAATACCAATCGGTAAAATAGTTTTTTATATTCAGCCTGATAACCAATCGCGAAACAAAGCCCTTGAGTTGGGTCTTAAACTGCACAAAAGACTTACTGACAAGGTTGAGGTCGTCGACAAGACACCTTATTCAGGATTGTCAGACGCAGAACTGGCAGAGCGTATTAATAAAAATAAAAACTTCTTTCGTAAGAAGTAAACCTTGGTATACCACTGACACCCATTGGTATACCAAACTTAACCAATAACAAATCGCAATATGAGTTCATACAGAGAATACACAGAACACCCTGAAACAAAGCAACCTGAATTGGCAGAGTGGTTAGACAACTACTTTGGCAATCACAATTACGGGGTACGGTTCCCCTCTGACGGTAAAGTGTTTAGAGCCGACGAGTTTGATTGGTTAAAGGCAAGTGACGCCGACCCTTTGTCTCCTATTGTTGGTACACCGCTAGACCCGAGAAACGAAATGCCTATTACTATTTTGCTTACAGAGAAAGGCAGTTATTTCGATAACCCAATGCACGAATTGAAAGAAGAAGACGGCAAAGAAACAATCACAACAAAGCACGAGGACGGAAGACAGGACGTGAAGATTACAGTTAACCGTCTTGATCTAAAAGACCCAACACCCGAAGACAAAATTGCAGAAGAAAAAATCATAGACGCTTTGAGTAATACCAAAGTTGGTGTTCTTGTTATTCACGCACAAACTAGACAGAACATTTACTTTACTTGCCCTATTCCAAGCGTAAGAAAGAATAGCCAAATGGTCATTGATAACTTTCTAACTGCATACCCTGAATACCGAATGAAAGCTGAATTGAACGGTGAGAAAGTTGAGGATCAATTTATTATTATTGAGAGCGCCGTTGTGACAGAACCGCCTAAAGTAACAAAACTATGAGAAAGAACCTAGATTACTTTTGGCTGTACTTTCATATGTTCTTTGAGAGTTTGCTGTGGACTCTTACAGACTTTGTGAGAGCGAGCAGAATGAGACACACGGCGCGTATGCACAAAAGATACAACCCAAAGCCTGCCGACGAGCCTGACCAGTCAGAGGCAGAAATTAATAACGGTCAAAGTAACTAAAATATATGGACGTATTTAATAAACAAGATTTAGTTGACGTGGTACACGCAGAGAATGGAGGCTCACGATACAGTGCAGAGCGAACTGTTGATACAGTATTCGACGCTATTAGAAACAACGTAAAGTTGGGAGCGAAAGTAAGCATTGCAGGCTTCGGTATATTTACCAAAAAAGCTATGAGTGCAAAGACTGCACGAAACCCAAGAACAGGTGAGACTGTAAAAGTACCTGCTCAAAACAAAGCTAAGTTTGCACCTGCTAAAGGTTTCAAAGAATTTATTAACAACAAATAACAAACACAAATTACCTTATGAAAGCTAAAAGAATTATTGGTTGGTCACTTATTGCAATATACGCAATCTTTTGGGTTAGGAGTATATGGCTTTCAGCGTATGAGTCTTACGGATTGAACGCAGTTTGGGTTGCACCAATAACAATATTAATTATTTTTATCATTTTGGTAGTTGTTGCTTGGTTAATTTCGTAAAATATTATACCTGAAACAAGAAAACAAGAACAATTTAAAATCTATACTCTGCACAATAACGAAGTTAAAGTGCTTGGTAAGAAAGACGATAAAGAAATCACTCGAACTGATCGTGTGCCTGTTGCTGTCTTCGACGACAAAAAGATTTTAGACAAATTTCAAAAAGAGTCAGTGTACATAAAACCTGACTTCGAAGTTGTAGAAGATTGGGTCGAATATAAACCTACTGCGGATAGGTTCACATTACCGTTTAATCCTGCCCCAATTGAAGTTGGTGAGCCAAGCGACAATGGAAATAATTAAACCTCACCATAAGCCGTCAGAGCGTGTTACAAGAAGAAACCTTGAACAAGCCCACAAAGAGGCAAAAGACCTTGCTACGTTCCTTGAGGAGGGAAATAAGTCAGGTTTTACAGGTAACTGGCAGAGCGCTGTTGGATTAAGTCATTGCCAAGTGTCAGAAACACCTTTTGCAATGTTCGCAATATCAAGTGAACTTGTTGGTAAGCCTAAGAAGCGAGAGCAGAGCCGTGGAAGGAATATCAAGAACTATTACTTTCCTGCTCAAGTGATATTCAATGCAGAAATCATTGAAGCACTGGACGAGATTGAGCGATTAGTTCCAAAAAGAGACTTAGTGCGAAAGCCTAACAGTCACGAATACGAGGCAACAATCACTCGAGAATACAAGAAAGTCACAAACCTTATTGAGGTGCCTGACGCTTGTATGTCTTACCCAAGCAGAACAAAAAAGAATACTCGTCGATACCACACAATCAAAGTGAAGTACCAAATTCTGCAAAGTTTCGCGGGCTTTTATTGGTTGAGAACTATCAGAGAAGAAGTGAACGCACTCAAGGCACATATCTTTCAGCACGAAATAGATCACGCTCACGGTATTGATATGTACTTCGGTGACGGTGAAGACAGAAAGATTGAAAAGCCATACAAAAACGCAGGCGCTAAAAAATAATTATGCTTAGATACGACGTCAGATTTTGGGACAAAGACAATAAGGTAATGCTTGAAAAGGTTGGAATATCACCAAATCAATTACCGATTGTAATTAATTCTCTCGGTCAGCTTGAAGCATTGAGAGGAAACTTTGTGCCAATGTTATGCACCTATCAGAAAGCAGTCAATGGTTATATTTGGGAGGGTGATATAATTGAATGTGGTGTACCTTATGACCTTGGTTCAGATATGCCAATGTCACTTCTTAAGGTTCGTGGTGTAATGCAATTCAATGAGAGACTGGGGTCATTCACGATAAACATTGCCTCAACTCCCGAGACACAGGGTAGGACATTCCAAGTGAAGAACGCAAAGATTATTGGGTGTGCAATTTCACACCCCGAACTATTACAAATTAGCCAAAACCAAAATGAAAACAAAAAAACAAATGCCGACACAGTCTAACTATATTGTTGGACTAGACCCCGAGGAGCGAACAAGGATACACAGAACTATCAATTGGGTTGTTTCAGTACTCTTGATTGCTTTCTCTATTTGGAGTAGCAATTTGAACGCAGAGGGACGAGCAATGCTCAAAGAAACTTCAACACTAATCATTGCAACTGATATGAAAATTATTGAGATTGTAAATGAGTTGAAAGTTGTGAAGAATTTATGTGAGCCTAAAGTTATAATTGAAACACCGATTGTTGAGCAAAAATAAATGTCAAAGAAACCCGAACAAAAACCGAAAGAGCCACAGATAATCAATCGTGACCCTGATATGTCAGAGGACGAGTGGCGAGAATATCAACTAGAACTATTGCGTCGATTAGAGCGCGAGAAATATAGATATTATGAACCTACTGGAGTCGGTGAAGAATTTATCGACGCTAGTGCCTGTGGTGAAAACTTTATCGTTTTATATTCGGCGGCGAACGGGGTAGGAAAGACTGCGACAGGGGCGAATGTGTTGGCTCACTTGTTTTGGAATACTGGCGAAAACATTTATTTCAACGAGGGAATATTCAAAGAGTTCCCGTTCAAAAAGAAAGGACGTATAATTTCTGACCCAACCAACATAACTAAAAACATTATTCCTGAATTAAAGTTTTGGTTCCCCGAGGGTAGATATAAAACCTCAAAAGGAAACAAAACATTCGAGAGTATTTTCACAACAGATACTGGTTGGGAGTTCGACCTAATGACATACGAGCAAGACGCAAGAGAGTTCGAGGGTGTGACATTGGGTTGGGCTTGGTTTGACGAACCGCCCCCAGAGGGCATTTTCAAAGCAACAGTTTCTCGTATGCGTAAGGGAGGTATCTTGATCATTACAGCGACACCGCTTGCAGGTTCAGCATACCTGTATGACTCGTTTGCTAAAGGTAACTTTAAAGTTGAAGTTACCAGTGAGGAGGGAGGTGCGACAGCAGAATACGAAAGAAAGGTCGCATACATTGAGGCGGGTATTGAGAGTGCTTGTAAGACACACGGAGTTCGCGGACACCTTGAGCATAAAGATATTATGAACATTATTGCCGAGTATTCAGAAGAAGAAAAACAAGCGCGTATTTACGGAAAATTCCAACACCTTGTTGGTTTGGTATTCAAACGGTGGAATAGAAAATCCACGTCATTAAACCTTTCGACATTAATGAGGACGACTATGTTGTTTGGAATATGTTAGACCCTCACCCAAGAACCAATGACGCCGTGCTTTGGGTTGCAATAGATCGTAAGGGTCGCAAGTTTGTCGTCGACGAGTTGTGGATTAAGTGTGAGAACGGTACTAAAGAACTTGCTGAACGTATCAAGCGAAAAGATAGTCAGTTTAGAGTGGTGAAACATATTATTGACCCGTCAGCCTCAATCGTTAATCAACACGACGAGGACGGAAAGAGTTTAACCGACAGACTGCGTGAATTTGGATTGCCTTACGAGGACGCTACAAAGAGCCGAGCAATGGCAAACAGACGTATCGAGGACGCTATGGCTTACACAAAACTCGACGGTGGTGAGGGCGAAATGATTAAAGCACCTGAACTTTATGTATTCGAAAACTGTAATCAGTTAATATGGGAGATTGAACACTGGAGGTGGCAAGAAAATAAAGGGCGTTCGTCTGAAACTAAAAATGCACCTAACGCACCGATTGATAAAGACGATCACCTTATTGAAGACTTGGGGCGTTGTCTTATTCAAGAGCCTCAATGGTTTCCAAAACCGAAGAAAGTTAACCAACACCAATCAATTAGTTTTGACCCTTATGATTAAACCTTATCCACAGTTGCTTATACTATGCTTTGCAGTAGTAGTTGTGGTATAATTTCCAAAGACAATGCTAGTCAGAGACATAACAACAAGTACATACGACGGTTGCCCATTCACGATTGTAAACGTCGGGTCAGTATTCATTATCACAATGTTTATTGACGGAAACTTGCACCGAGGACACATTGTTGCAACGCGTAATTTTATCCAAAAAATATTTGGTCAGGATTACACACAGAAACAGTTGGACAATATCAGTAAGTATTGTGCAGGTATCGCACAAACAACGATTGATACAATTCGTTCGAACAAGAAAACCAAGAAATAATTTTTTTACTACAAAAGGACAATCGCCAAAAGTCTTACAAGTTAGCACTTAAGACAATGGCGAAAAACACTCACAACTCAATCAATTCAAGTAACGTAATCGACAACGTTGCTAAATTACTAACACCCACTTTAAACGTGGGTTTTTAATGTTTATAAAACTATGAAAAAGCAACTACAAAAAATTATACCTGAAACATACGGTGATTACTCTGCTGAAAAGAAAATGAAAATCTACCCAACATTCAGACTTGGTGACGACGATTTGTCAGACCTTAAAGAAATGGAGGTTGGAAAGAAATACAAACTTATGATCGAGGTTGAAGTAATGGCGAAGTCACAGGGTTCAGAGTGGAACCAAAGCGACAAGAAGAAAGAAATCAACGCAACACTTAAGGTTATGAAAGTAGGTCTTCACAAAGAGAAAGAAAGTTTTGAGACAGAGTACGAAAGAAAGCGAACTGGTCAAGGAAATCGCTACGATAAAAATTAAAACCAATGCCTAAGATTACCAAGAAAAAAATAAAGGTTGTGGCACCAAAGAAAGAGCCTAAAAAGAAAAAGCCCGAGGCAGTTCCAGTTGAAGACACTCAAGAAGTTGAGGAGGACGACGCTTTTTCTGCTGAACTTAAAGAGTTGGAAAAGAGAGACTTTAAAGATTTGATTGAGCAAATCGAGACTGAATACAATCTTGGTTGGTGGTCATTCAAACCTAAGTTCGACGAGTTCGGGGTTAGATTAAAGCTATATAACAACCAAAAGAGAGATAAAGAGGCGGTTGGAGACCCGTTGCTTTTCACTATTCACCAAACAGTGTTGGCTTCACTTTATGACGACAAGCTAAGTGTTTCTTTTGTTGCTCGAGAGCAAGGAGACGAAGATATTGCTGAAAACGACACAACACTTGCTGAATACGACGCAGGTGAAATGGAAAAGGACGTACTTGATTACAATTGGGACTTTGACGCTACATTCTTCGGTACAGGTCTTGTTTGTCTTATGGAGTTAGACAGAGAGAAAATGGTGCCTATTCCTGAACTTTGGAACCGAATGACAACTATTATTGACCCAAGAGCAACAAGTGTAAACGGAGATATGCGAGGACGTGGACGAGCGCGGTTTATGGGTCGTGAAGTTAGATTGACTCAATACGATATGGAGGACGCAGGTACTTACTTCAACTTTAAAGATTTAAAGAATGAGACAAGTGACTTACGTTCGTTTGTAGACGAAGCAGAAAACCTTGCTCAAGACGCAAGAGGAATGGGTAACGTTACAAAGTTTAGTGGTCTTAAGGGCGACAACGTTGATCACCGAGTACTTGAATGGTTTACGATTTACAAAGGAAAAAGAGTTTTCGTAACACTTGCAAATAGTCGAACAAAAGTAATTCGATACACTGAATTACCTACAAAAGATATTCCTATTATTGACCGAAGAATTTACCCATTACCAAACTCGTTTGACGGTATTTCTATTCCAGACCTTGTTGAAGATAAACAACGAGCGCGAGCAGTATTGCAAAACCTTGGACTAAAGGGAGCGAAAGCAAACCTGCACCCAATGTATTTGTTCAACACAAATAAGATTAAGAACCGAGCAGACCTAAACTTTGATTTCAATAAATTTATTGGAGTTGACGGAGCGGTAGACGGAGCGGTTGCGGTAATGCCAAAAGACCAAGTTAAACAAGAGGTACAATACATTATGGACGTGCTTGACTCGTCTGCTCAAAAAGCAACAGCAACACCTGACTTACAACAAGGGGCAAACAGCGACACAAAGCGAACTGCAACAGAGTTGTCACTACAAAACCAAAAGGTTGATACACGATACTCATTGAGTGCAAAGATTTTCGGTTGGTCAGAAAAAAGATTTTGGCAACAATGGCAAAAACTATACAAACAACACTTCAAGAGTGGTATCGACGAGAAGATTGTGCGTGTTGTAGGTGCTCTTGGAGCGGATTACCGACCATTTAGACGAGAAGACATTGTTTCTGAAACTGATTTGGACGTTTCAGTAGAGAGTCGGGTGCTTTCAGAGGCAAAACAATTCAACAAGAGTCGAAACTTTGAGGGTTATCTTTCAATTATTGCTCAAGACCCAACTTCAAACTTGAGATACGGGTTCAAGAGACTTGGAAAACTTAAAGGGTTCAAGAAAGACGAGATTGATTTGTTGTTACCTCCAACTATTGAGGAACTTAGAGCAGAAGACGAAAATAAAATGCTTGAGATTGACGAGATTGTTGAAGTATTACCAACAGACGATCACACAACTCACCTTGAAATTCACAATAAACTTTCTGAAACTCCTGCGAAATACGCTCACATTGAGGCTCACAAACGAGCAATGCTACTAGCAAGAGTACGACCCGACATTATCCCTCAACTACCAAGCGCACAAAACCCAACAGGAGGTACTGGACTTGTAGACGGTTCAGGAACTAGAGCACCAGTTAGTGACGCTAATATTACTTAAAACTTATGCCAAAGAAAACTACAAAAAAGAAAACAGTAAAAAAGGTAGTGAAGCACAAACCATTTGATTTGTCGGTAAATACTGACCAACAGGCTCAAGAAATCATTAGTGCCTTGAAGTCTCTACAAAATGACAGGGGTTGGATATTCCTAAAACAAATCTTTGAGAGCAACATTGCAATATTAGAGCAATCAATACTCCGAAAGGTACAGCCTGACGACGGCAAAACACCCCTTACAGAAGACGATTGCGACAGATTGAGAGATAAGCTGTCCTACCTCGAAGAATTGCTTGATAAGCCAAATTCAATCATTAAAGGGTTTACGAAAATGACACCCGACTCACCAAACTACGACCCTTACCACACTGTACCCATACCAAAAGGGTAAGTGGTGGTTAGGAAGTTCATTGAAAATTAGAGTTGTTGGTTCGGTTGGAGGTGTAGTAATGCTCGGGCTTGGCGATTTGTCCTTGGCAACCTGCTATTCCTCCAACCGAGCCAATAGGCTCGGGATAAAAAATCGCCACAGTAAAAGTGTAGTCGCACTTTTGCCAAACGTCCGCTCACTTGGTTTTAAACCCCATTTTTCCAAGTTTGCGTGTATTAAAAAGTAATTAACTTACATTATGGGAGAGAATGAAACCGACAAACTTGACACAGACAATCAAGCACAACCAGTCGAGGAAGAAACTGACACTTCGAAAAATGACCGCGCAGAAGACGACACCGAGGAGGGTGCCGACTCTGACGATAACAACGACGACGACTCTGACGACGAGGAGGAGACCGACGACGACGAAGACGACACTGACGATAAAAAGTCAAAGAAATCTACCTCTAAGGACAAAGACGACACAGACGAAGAACCGCCTGTGCGTAAACGTCCGAGCGACTTTGCTCGAGAACGAATTGAGCGCAAAAACGCCAATAAGGACAAGAGCAAAGACGACGCCAACGACGATACAGAAGACGACGAGGACGACGACATTGACCCTGCTGATAAGAAAAACTTTAGCAAGATCGTAGAGAAAGCCATTAAGCCTTTTGTAGAAAAGCAAATGAAAGAGGAGGACGACAAGGAGGTTTCGACTTTCTTGAAAGACAACCCTGATTTCGCCCCGTACGAGGCAAAAGCCCGAAAGTATATGTCTCACCCGTCCCGTAAAGACGTTCCGATTTCGGAAATATTTTATGGAGTAGCAGGTAAAGACCTCTTAAAAATCGGCGCTAAGAGAGCAAAAATCGCAGACCAAGAGGCAAAGAAATCTAAAGGTAGTGGAGGAGCGGACGACGCAGGAGGCGTAAAGTCTGCCAAGGATATGTCCAAGGCAGAACTTGAAGCTAAACAGCAAGAAGTTCGAGCGAAACTAGCTGACAGATACTAAGCCCTTATAAATTAATCAAAAATTAACCACATTACTAAAATGGGAAATACTACACGAGCGCAAATCCCCGCAGAAGTAAATAACTTCTACGACAAAACATTGTTAATGAGAGCCGTACCCGCTTTCATTCATACACGTTGGGCACAAGTGCGAAATATACCAAGAAAAGGAGGTACAAACACAATCAAGTTCCGACGTTACGGTAACCTTTCACCTGCAACAACCGCTCTTTCAGAGGGAGTTACACCAGTTGGAAGTTCATTATCAGTGACTGACATTACTGCCACAGTGGCACAATATGGAGACTTCGTAACAATTACAGACGTTCTTGACTACGAAAGTGAGGATCCAATCCTAATGGAAACAGCCGAAATTCTTGGCGACCAAATGGGAGACACAATTGACCAAATCACAAGAGACATTTTGTGTGAGGGTACAAGTGCCTTTTTCCAAGGTTCAGGTTCAACACAAACTTCACACGTTGACACTGCTGACGTAATCGACGCAACAGTTATTAAAAAAGCTGTACGTCTGTTGAAAAACAACAAAGCTAAAAGAATTACTCGAATGGTGAACGCTGAAACAGGTATCAATACGACTCCTATTAACGCGTCATACATTGGATTGGTTCACCCAGACACTACATACGATCTTAAGGGATTGTCTGCAACTGGTTGGGTTCCTGTTGAAAAGTATGCAAGTACTAAATCGATTATGGAAAACGAAGTTGGTGCTATCGACGAAGTAAGATTTGTTGAAAGCGTTAACGCTAAAGTTCGAACAGGCGCAGGTCAAAGTGCGAACGACGTTTACTGTACTATCATTTTCGGTGCAGAAGCATACGGAACAACACAAATTAATGGTGAAGCTGTTAAAAACATTGTTAAGCCTTTAGGTTCAGCAGGTTCAGACGATCCATTAGACCAACGAGCAACTTCAGGTTGGAAAATTACATTCGTAGCTAAAATCCTAAACAACGATTTTATCACTCGAATTGAACACTCTGTAAGTGCTTAAGCCCCAACCTTGGAGCCAAAGCCCGAATAATTATTAACCCTTAAAGTTAAAATCTTATGCCAAAGGACACTAAGAAAAAAGCTGTAAAAGCTAAAAAAGCAAATCCAATTCTTGAGGACGACAACGAAATTGAGGAAACAGACGAGCTTACTGACTCTGAAATAGAGGAAGAAGAAACTGACGCTGACGAGTCTGACGAAGACGAAGAAGTTGAAGAAGAAGTTGTTGAGAAATCTAAAAAAGGCTCAAAGACAGCTAAAAAAGAAGTCGTTGAGGACGAAGACCGACCTTTAATTGAAAGGGACGTTGTAAAGCCTCGCGCTGACAATAACATTGAGGCACAGCTAAAAGCTGACGCGAAAGCCGTAAAAGAAACTCTTGCAAAAGAGAACAAAGTGCGGATTTACATACCTCTTGGTATTGGAGAAAAAAAGGGAGCGCACGCCTACGAAACAGTTACAATTAACGGTTTCCGAATGGTATTAATGAAATGTGAATACAGTACTGTACCTCAATCCGTAGCGAATATGATCGAGGCTCACTACAATATGGCGCCCGAAGATACCGAGGCAGGTCAGGCTTATCGACTAGACAGAAACCGAACCAAAGAGGACGGAATGTCTACCGACGACGCTTTGCTAAATGCGTAACCATTATTAACCGTAGTAATTAACTAAAAGTATTATGCCTATAATCACAGATAGTTCAGCACAGTCACATAAGGAATTGAAAAATTTGCTTATTGCTATGCTTGCAGATTTCGGAGGACTAAACGCTTCTGAAACATACGACGCAGGTGAAATCCTTGACGGAGACGAAGAAGTTGGGGAAATCACTGTAACAGGTGCCTCACTTGGAGACTTTGTACTAGCGTCATTGAGTATTGACGTTGCAGACCTTGCTATTACAGCAAGCGTAACTGCGCCAAACACTGTAACTTACCAGTTGTTGAATAACACAGGTGGAGCGATAAACCTTGCAGAGGCAACAGTTTACGTTCGTGTTATCCCGAGAACTCCAACAGTTACACTGGCGTAAGCCAACAAATCCTTGTCCCTTTCAGCCCCTTTACGGGGGTTGGGGTGGGACAGGGAGAGAAATTATTAGAGTTCTAAATCAACCTCAAATGAAATATACCGAGTTCGCAACATATGTAAGATTTCAAACGAAAACAGACAGCACAACGCTGACTGACGCTCAATTGGTTGCCTTGGCAAACGTTAAAAAGGACGATATTGCAAAGGAAATTGCCAAAACCAATGAGGATATTTTCGGTATGTATTATCTTAGAGACCTTGAAGCAGGCGTGCGCGAGTATTCATTTCCTAGTGACATTTTGTCCAACATTAAAGCTGTTGAGGCAAAGGTTGCAAATGCAGGTACAGAGTTCAAAAAGTTTACTGAATTTGATATGACAGCCTATAAAGGGACAACTGTTGAAGCAAGTATCAGACAGGCTTTTTCAGGAAAATACCAATTCGATATTTTCCGAAAATCTTTGTGGCTGTATACAGGAGAGGAGATTGTGGACGTAACGGACGGTTTGAAACTTTGGGCAATCCAATATCCTGCCGACCTTACCGAAGCAAAACTTGCGTCAACTGACGATATGTCAGTTCAGCCGACAACAACTTCTCACGGTATGCCTAAAGAGGCACACGAAATTTGGGCGAGAGCGGTGATCATTGAGTACAAGAACTCTAAAGAAAAGCCGATACCTCTTACCGAAAGGGAATTGAATTATCAGGCTGATCTACAAATGGTTTTAAATGCTCAAAAAGGCACAAACCTAGACCGTCAAAACCAAGGCACAGTGCCTTACAATGACGGTTCAAATTATTAACCCACTTAACCCATATAAACGTTATGGAAAAAAAGGAAATTAAAGCACTGGCAGAAGCCTTTTGCGCAAATCCAAAATCATATCGAAAGTCAGCCGAGGGGCAAGCCGAGTTCAATGAATTTGAGGCTCCAGTAAAGGCTAAGGTTCGAGAAATCTTGGAGGGACGTAGAGGTTTCCGACGTGTTAATGGCGTAATAGAGTTCTCGCAAGAGTCTCTTGAAGCGGAAATTGCTCGATTAGAGACAAAGGAAGCTGAATACGCACAACGCTCAAAAACAATCAAGAAATTGATTGCAGAGAGAAAGGACGAACTTGCAGAACGTTTTGGAGGAAGTAACGATAACCAAAAATAATTATGGCAGACGTAATATATAACGCGTTCAAAAAGTACATTATGAACGGTTCAATTGACCTTGATACTGACACTATCAATGTAATGCTAGTTACTTCAACTTATACTCCAGATCAAGACACACACGAATATCGGGACGACATTACAAATGAAGTGTCAGGTACTGGACATTCAGCAGGAGGTTCTGCTTTGGCAAGTAAGGCAGTAACAGCAGACAACACTGACAATGAGGGAGTTTTTGACGCGAACGACGTAAGTTGGTCAACTTCAACAATTACCGCAAGAGGTGCTGTTTTGTACAAGGCTCGGGGGGGTGCCTCAAGTGCCGACGAACTTATTTGTTACATTGACTTTGGTTCAGACAAAATTTCAACAGCAGGTACTTTCACAATTGCGTGTAATGCCGAGGGAATTTTGAACCTAGCATAGTGACACTTGAGTTCTTGGATAGGCGCCTGTTCAAGCCCTCACACTCTGACGAAATACGGTGTATAATAAAAGAAATCGCCATATATCGTAATCGTCAGGAGTGAGTGCTTTAACGCTCAAAACAACAACATTATGTATGTAGCGAAAGTCACAATTGACC